ATATACTGAAGCAGGTAGCAATAATAGATTATTAGCATCAATGTTTCCTGAGTCAAAAGTAGCTGGAAACATTATAGATAAAGTTTATCAACCTTTATATTCTTTTGTTAAAAGAAAAATAACAGGTAGTGAAAATCAAAGAATATCAAAAGCATTTATTGATGATGATGTAAAACCTAAGATACCAGGCACACATAAAACAGATTTAGAAAATGTAAACGATATGTTGTTTTGGGAAGCTGAACTAACAAAACAACTTGAGTCTGCTATAAATTTAAGAGATAAATTAATAAATTCACCACCACCAACAAATAAAGAACAACAACAAGTAAACGCTTCAGAACTTCAAGCATATAACGCCAGAATTGCTGAATTACCAAATGTTATTATGGCAAATAGAGCCATGTTGGCAAAAGCGTATGAAACTGGTAACCCAACAATTCAAGATAAAATAGATGTAGTTCAATCAGATGGAAATACTCAAGAGTTATTAAATAGCTTAGACACCTCTAACTTAAATAAAAATAAAAATAAGTTTAATCTTAAAAAAAGAAAGAAAAGAAACTAGAAATGGCAATAAGCGACATTGAAAGAAAGAAAAAACTTGGTCAAATTTATAAATATCTTCAATTAGAACCAGAGGGAAGTTATAATGTTTTTAATCAAGATGAAAAAACGACTTTAAATGATTACAATAATTTAGTTGGTATATTAGATGATGCAGATGAACTTGGTCTTGATGAAGGTATGCAAGAAGCGTTATATGGTATGGGAGAAACGCTTAATCAAAGAATAGATAATCAAGAATTAAATCTCAAAGGACTTAGAAGTTTTAATCAAAGACTTTTAGACCAAGCTGGTGGTGTTTTAGATTTTGTTGCAGATGTGCCTTATAAAATAGGTAGAGATTTAAACTCATTAGGTGCAGATTTTAATGTGCCAGAGCAAGGCCCAAATGTAAGTGGTAAAATAAAAGATTTTGTTTTTGATAAAACAGGAATTGGTTATGGTGATGTTGATGAAAGAACATTACCTACTAACTTTGCTTCAAGAGTTGGTGAGTATAGTGCAGATGTTGTTCCTTATGCTTTTGCTTTTAATAGATTAATTATGAACCCAGCCAATCCTTTTGGCAAACCATTACCAACAACAGCACCTTTAATGAACCCTAAATTTGGACCAACTATCCCAGGTAGTGGGCCTGTTAGCGGTATGCAAACTTATAAAGCAACACCAAATAATCTTGATACTATTTTAGCAAGTATGAGAAGATACCCTGCAACAAGACCTATCGCCGCACCTCTTATGGAAGCTGGTGGGGCTACAGGCTATGCAACTGGTATGGCTTTGAGAGATGATATAATTGAAGATGAAGATGCTGGTTTTGTAAAAAGAGCTTTTGCTGAAACTTTACCTCTAACTTTTTCTCTTGGTGGTGGTGTAATTCCAGAAACAGCTAGAGCAGTCGGTGGTGGTATTAGTAGAGCATTACAAAGAAGTTTAGGAACTGGTGATACTGGTCTTATAGGTAGAGTAGTTAGAGGTGTTACTAACGCTATGCAAGCCGAAGATGGATTCTGGAAAGCATTTGGTCAAGGTTTCAAAGGTAAGTCAATGGAAAGTGGTTTTGCTGAACCTGATATAGTAGGTGCAAAACAAAAATTTGTTGGTGGTGTTATGGGTTATTTAAAAAACACTTCGCAAAATATAGCTTTGCATTTAAGAAGTAACTCTAAGTTAAAAGGTATAAGCAATAAAACAGATGAAGAAATACAAGCGTTAGCTGAAGAATACGCTTATAAACAATTAGAAAGAGCATTGTTAGTTGCTAAAGAAAATCCCAAAGAAGTATTGAAAAACATAAAAGCTAATAACGAAAGACTTGCAAAATTATCAGCTGGTGAAATAGATGATGAAATTGGTCAATTAGCCTTTATTGCAAGCCAAAGAGGTGATGAAGCTGGAAAACAAAGCCCTACTTTAATGGCTCTTACAAATTACGAAGCTAAAAATAATGAAGCGTTTTTAAAAAGATTTGCAGAAATGCAGGCTCAAAGAGAAGCAAATATGAACGCTAGAATAGAAAATATTTTAGGTGGTCAAGATGTTGAGTTTGCTGGCATGACATACTCTGAAGCAGTAAGAACAGCATTAAATGAGGAAAGCAATAACATAACAAAAACAATAGATGACTTTGTATCTTCAAGTTATAACACTTTAAAAAATGAATTTAATTTAACAGATGCAGAAGCGTCAACGAGAACTACACAGATTGTTAGGGAAATATTTAAAGATGTAAAAGCGAATGAAAAAAAATTATGGAAAGAAACAGAAAGTAATTTTGAACAAACAACAAAAATACCTTTTAAAAATTTAGAAAAAGCTAAGAATGATGCGATAGTATCTAATCCTGCTGATACATTATACAACGACACATTAAAAAGGCCTATCAATACAGTTATTAACAAACTTAATGACGGCGAATCTATTACTTATAAAGAAGCATATAATTTAAAAAAATCTATAGATTTAGAAATAAACAAAGAAACTTCTAAAGGCCCAGAAATTAATCAAGCTAAACTAGAAGAACTTTATAATTTAAGAACTGCATTAAATAGCGATATTGGTGAAGGTTATGCTTTTGCTAAAGAGGCCTCAGCTATTACAAAAGGTAAACATGATGCGTTTACAAGAAACAATACTGTTTTTAATATAGTAAACAAAACAAGTAGAAATACATTTCAACAAGAAGAATCACAATTAGCTGAAATTCTATTAGAACAAGGTGTAGCTAAATATGAAAAAACACCTTTTGGCTTAAATCAAATACAAGAAGCAATTAAAGATGCTGTTCCTTTAACAGGTAAAGAAGTTGCTGAACAAACTAAAATCATAAAAGAAAGTGAAAATAGCATACAAGGAATGTTAGCTTTAATGGTTGATGATGTTTTTGAACCAGGCACAGGAACTTTTAACCCAAACAGCATAACACAATGGATAAATCAAAATCAAAAGATAATTAATCAATATCCAAAATTTAAAGAATTAATAAACAAATATAAAAACAATGTTGGTGAATTAACAAAATTATTAAATGACAATGCTTTTGAATTAAACACAGTAAGTAGAGACCCTTTTACTGGTGAAATTAAAATAACTTCAAGACCACAAACACAAGAAGTAAACTATTTTGCACAAATAATTAATAGTGAGAATCCTAGTGTTGTTTTAGAAAGAGTGCTGTTAGACCAAAAGAATGGTGCAAGTCAACTTATGAATATTATTAACAACACAAAAAAGTTTCCTAATAAAGAACAAGCATTAAAAGGTTTAAAAAGTTCTATTGTTGAAGCTATTTCAAGAATGGGTTTTGCAACTTCTGATGAAACACCAGGCGTTTTAGTTTCTTCTAAATTCTCAACCTTAATGAACAAACCTCATGGTGCAAATAAAACGCTAAGAGAAACTTTGCAAAAATCAGGTTTATTTACAAAACAAGAATTAGATAATCTTGATACTGCTTTAAAAATTTATGACCAAGACTTAGGCGCTTTAAACAACCCTGATTTGTTTAGAGCGTTAAAAGAAATAGACCCGACAAATGGTATGATTGATACTTTTGTAAGAGTTGCGGCCGCTAATTTCTCAACAAACTTTTCAACTGGAGCTGGTGCTGGTCTTGTTATTGCTGGTAGATTTACTAAGTTAGCTACTGCTATGTTGCAAAATTTAAAGAACGAACAAATAAAAAGAATTATTGAAGATGCTTTGTTAGATAGTAAAAAAATGGAAAGACTTTTAACAATAGGTCAAAACTTAAACAAAGATGTAGGTGATTTATCTACACCTAAAAATAAAGCTGAAGCATACACTAAATTTAGAAGTTATTTATTAACTTATGGTGTAGAACTTACATATCCTGAGTTTGAAACAGCATGGGAAGATATGACTTTTGAAGAAAAAATAAATCAAGGTAGATTAGACGCTTTAAAATATGGCGTTCAATAAATATAAAGGAGATTAAAATGAAAAAATTATTAACACTATTACCGGTTGTATTGGTTATAGGTTGTGCGTCTGGCCATGTCAGCGTATCAACTCAAACACCTGCTGATACTGATTTAGAAATAGTAATTAAATCTAAACCAAACGGAGAATAATTATGGCAAAAGCCGCAGGAACTGCCTCTGCCGCAGGAAGCATGAATAGTATAATGAAAGCGGCCGTTCAAAAAAGAATGGCTGAAAAATTTGGTGGCGATGGCAGTTTAAAAAAAGCTGGTGAAAATGTTATAAACGCACCTGAGATTATTAGGAAAGGTATATCTGATAGTATTAATAGTGTAACAGACCCTAATACCTATACAGATAAAATTAATGTTTCTTTAGAACCAGTCAGGTTAACTAAAAATTTATTCAATACAAACGATAGAACTTTTGGGGAAAGAGGTTACGACCTGTATAGAAATAGAATAGAAAATAAATTCGGTTCTAAACCAAGTGCTTTTGCCAGCATGGCAGATAATCAAGAATTAAATAAAAACAATGAGATGATAATGCAATCCTTGTTAGAACAATACGGACCTAATAAAGATTTTTTAAATACACCAATAAAAACTATTGATGCTTTAAAATTAAATCAATCACAAACTAGACTTGCAAATGATGAAATTAATAAATCTGATAGAAAATACAAATTAAAAAAGCGTGGTATATTTGGTTAATTTTCACCAAACAAAAACAAAACTACACAAGTAATAATAAACTCAAGAACGCTTTTCATATCCCTTTTCCAATAAAAAATTATAATGCTCTAATTGATTATTAATGTAATGCAAACCATGCCTTAATTCATCATACTCTTTTTTAACTGCATCATTAAATGGTGTTGTTACTGATAAATCTTCTAAGCGTTCTAAACCTTGTCTATGTAAAATCCCAAGAGCGAAAGTTATATTTGTGTAAACAATTTTATCTTCGATATTCATAATATTAATCCTTTCCTTAATTGAGATAATATTATCTTGATTCGATTTTAATTCTAGTGTTTGCATTTTGATTGTTGTTGATAACTATAAATTAGTTGTTGATAAATTGTTAGTAAGTTCAATATCAATGTGCTTAACATTTCTCATTGTCTTTTTAATCTTGTTAAGTTCATTAACTTCGTCTTGTGTTTCACAAACGATAACTAAAGGCATTTTACCTTTGTGTTTCGTTGTTAGTTCTCTAGCGTCTAATAATCTTTTCTTTAATTCTGATTTATTCATCTTATAAAAAATGAGGGGCTATTAACCCCTCACTATTTCCTTTCTATTACACTTTAAGCATTATTAACTTTGCACCTATTTTGCATAAGCCGTCATAGTAATTGCTACTAAGGTGGTCAGAAGAATAGTAATGACCAAACTCATGTATTAATAGTTCAAGTATTTTTTGTTTGTTATTCTCTAAGTCAAACCAATTACGACCAAGAACATTAAAGAACAACTGCAAGTTAGAGTTACCATAAGAAGCGTAAGCACCTCTGCCGTCGTGAACTATTACAGACAAAGTTCCAAAACCTAATTGCTCATGTAAGAACTTTGCATAGTCAACTACTTCTTGCATCTTATCATCAATAGGAACTTCTTTTGCATCAGAACTAAACTCAGGTTTTGCATAATAACCAATTTGACCAGAAGGTAAGGCAAAGTCAGAATATTGCTCTCTTACTTCTTTCACTTTTGACCATGCTTCTTTAGAAAGTTGGCTGCCTGATATAACTTGCTTACCGTCTGCAAACGCTTTCTTATTTGCTTCAATATCAGACATATCATATACAACTGCATCATCGCCAAACTTAGCATCAATAACAGACTTAACTGCTTCAGCAGTAGCTTCTTTTTGCTCTAAGGCCTCTTGTGCAAAAGTTGTTTGCAATTCTTCTTCAGATAAATCAGTATGAGTTTGATTTAAAACAAATGCTTTTAACTTTTTAAGATAAGCTGGTTTAACATTGTCTCTATCTTTAGAAAGAGGAACTTTTTGATTAACATTTATTGTGAAAGGTATATCAGTTTCAACAACTGGTATTCCTAATTCACAAATATAGTTTTTATCTAAAGACTTAAACAATTCAATTTCAGTCAGTCTTGAAGTGGGTGTAAAATTACCTTCTTCATCAACAGTTACAGTTGGTAAAGTTTCTGTAAAGACTGAGTGATTGTTTGCTCTTTTTAATAAAACATTGTTAATCAAAAACTCAACATTTTTTGGTGGTATTATAGTTTTAGATAAGTTTAATATTTCTTCATATTCACTTTTCTTTAACTTAATTACACCTTCAAAAATTGAACCTTTTTCAGTTTTAGTTGAGGTCTTAGTTCTAGTGCCATCAGATTTAAAAAGTATAGTTCCTTTAGTGCTAACTATCTTTGCTTCTTTAAACATAGCTAAAGAAGATTTAGTGCCGTAGGAAAATCTACCTCTCTTTGAAGTATCATTAGCTTTGTAGCTTTCATTAAATAATGTATAAGCATCAGCTAATTTTTTAAATCCCTCAGAACTATCATCAACAACTTTAATTGTTGAACCATTACTATCCCAAGAAACAGTAACTTCGCATTTAGAAATATCTTCATCAAAAGCATTAGAAACTAATTCTTTAATAATAAAGATTTTGTTTTTATCAGATTGATTCTTTTTAAGACCAATATGATTTACACTAAACCATTTATTATTTGAACGAAAAGGTTTTGTCTGCATATCGCTAGAGTTCACCTTACCAACTTGAGTTGGATTTTTTTCCTTGTTAATAAACATGATGTAACCATACTAGATGATGCGAACCTTACTGTCAAGTTGAAAATTAAAACGCTTACATTCTGCGATTTTTGAAAAGCAACTTTTTTGAATCTGAAAAAAAAATTTACATTCTGAATCAAAATCAAAATAAATTTGATTCAAAAACGAATCATAATATTTTGACTTAGAACTTTTTGGAAGGAAGTATCATGCAAGAAATAAAATATCCATCGGTTGTTCCTCATTTATCACATGACGGCTACCATATTATAAAAGAAGCAATAGGTTCTTCTGGTATTAAGACAATATATAATAAGAGTGTTGCTCATTATAAATTCCACGAACCAAAACATTCAGTTCATTTTGATATAGGAACAGCAGTTCATATCGCAATACTTGAACCTGAGAAGTTTGATGAATCTGTTTTAAAATGTGGTAAATCAAGAACGACCTCTTTATATAGAGAACTAAAGAAAACAAAAAAAGAAAATCAAATCATTATTACTGATAAAGAATATGACATTTGTTTACGAAGTAGAGATAGTGTTCATAGTAAGAGTGAGTGCAATAAAGTAATTGCTTCTGATTTTGGTCAGTCTGAGATGTCAGCTTTTGCAAAAGACCCTGTTACAGGTGTTAAAATGAAAACAAGACCTGATAGAGTTATTATTGGTGAAAAGTCTGACATATTAGTTGATTTAAAAACGACACAATCAGCAGATGAAGATAGCGTTATTCGTTCAATATCAAGATATGGTTATCATATACAAGAAGCATTTTATCGCCATGTTTGGTCACTAGCGACAAAGAAAAGTATTACAAGATTTTTATTTTTGTTTGTTGAAAAAGAACCACCTTTTGCGTGTTGTTTATATGAAATACCAAAACCTTTTGTAGATGAAGGTGTTGCTTGTATGAAAAAAGCATTACGAGAATATAAAGACGCTGAAATAAATGGTGTTTATAAAGATTATCCAAATGAAATTATTACTTTAGATGTTCCTCATTGGGCATATAAAGAAACATTACCACCTTTAGAAGCAGAACAAACAATTTTAATTAACAAACCAATCAATTTAGAAGGAGATTTATAATGGCATTAGGTTTAACAACAGAAAGTAGTTCAACAAATAAAATTTATGATAGATTAGGATATAACGCAAAAGACGGCGTTTATACCCATAGTTATTATGATAGAGAAAATGAAATTAGAGAGAACGAAGAATATAAAAAAGACTTTAAAGTTCTTTTTGATTTTGAATCTATGGAAGTAGGTTGGGCAGATTTTCAAGAATCACCACCTAGTATAGTTACTGTTCCATTAGGAACGAATCAACCACCAAATAAACCTAGTGATGACCATAAAGAATATTTTGTTGTCAAGATTTACAATAAGAATCTAGGTGTTGTAACATTTGGCTCCAGTGCAGGTAGTATTATTCAAGCAGTTGATAAGCTACATGATAGTTACTTAGAAGCAAAAGAAAAGGAGTTAATACCAGTAGTTCACTTTGACGGGTTAGAAGGTCCAATCAAATGGGGTAAAGCTAAAGTATTTATACCTAATATGAAGATTGTTGATTGGAAAGAAAGACCAGACGAACTGAAAACAGCAGAAAGTAACTCAGAATCGAAGCAAGTTATAGACCTTGAGTCTAAGTCAGAAGAATTAAAGTCGCCTAAAAAAGACGAAGTAGATGCTCTTACTGAAGAATTTGATGACGATTTTTAAGAATTAACAGGCATACTATTGGGTGCTTGTTATAGGAAAGAGTAGAAACAATTAACAATATATAGTTAGTTTAATTCTCCCCTCTCTAGTTCTACTCTTTCCACCCCCTTTAATATGCTGAAACATGAGAAGTCTGAAATAATGATTAATTTGTTTTTTGTTTTATATATCTCTTTTGGAAATTTTTTCTTAAACGGAGATAACGAAATAGTTATGTGTAGAAGGAACTTAAATGCCGAAATTACAATCCAAATCTAATACAACTTTAAAAACAGGTAACAGAGCAGAGTATGATTTATACCCAACACCAAGAAAATGCGTAAAACAATTACTTGATAGAGAGCAGTTTCATGGTGAAGTTTGGGAACCAGCTTGTGGTAGAGGTGATATAAGTGAAGTTTTATTAGACGCTGGTTATTCTGTTTTATCAACTGATATTGTTGACCATGGTTACGAAAATCTAAATGCTATTGCTGATTTTTTACAATGCACATATCAAGAAAATATGCCTAGAAATATAGTAACTAATCCACCTTTTAAATATGCTACTGAATTTATGAAACTAGGATATGAACTTACTGCTCAATCAGGTGGTAAGTTAGCTTTGTTTTTAAGATTAAATTTTTTAGAAGGTCAAAAAAGATTTCATTGGTTTAAAGAGCATAAACCAAGCAACATATATGTTTTTGCAAAAAGACAAACTTTATGGAGAAATGGCGAAGCTATACCAAAAGGTCGTAGTGGAACAACAGCTTACGCATGGATTGTTTGGCGAGGTAAAAGTTGGAAAAGTGATGACACAACATTTGATTGGATAGAGCCATGAGTTTTGAAAATTTTTTATTTTTAATAATGACAAGCCTTTTAGTTGTAGCGTTTTTTATAGGAGCTTTTCTTGGATAAGAAATATATAGAAGCCATTAAATTTGTATCTCAAGAGTGTTGGGGCGAACCAACTCTTAAAAATGAAAATGAGTGGCGATTTGGTAAAAGATTAAGTAAAGCTATTGATTTAGAAAATGCAACTTACTTTGATTTTGAAGAAAACGAAGGTGGTGGTTTAATAGATTTAATAATGAAAAGCAAAGGTTTATCAGGTAAAGACCTATCAGAATATCTTTATAATGAATTTAATATAGGCGATAAGATTACAGAAAAACACACATTAAAAAGCAAAGAAAGAAAAGTTGTCGCTAAGTATGATTATAGAAATGAATTAGGGGAAGTTAGATACCAAGTTATTCGTTATCAACCTAAAGACTTTAGACAAAGACATTATAAAGATGATAAGTGGCATTGGGGTTTAAATGGTATTGAGCCATTACCTTATAATTTACCTGAGATATTAGAACAAAAAGATAAAACAATATTTATTGTTGAGGGTGAGAAAGACGCAGATAGATTAATGTCTTTAGGTTTTCTTGCTACAACAAATAGTGGTGGCAGTAAGAACTGGCACAATTCTTTAAGTAAATGGTTTAAAGATAGACGAGTTATTTTAATTCCAGATAACGATTCTGTGGGTTACTTACATATAGACAAGGTCGCAAATTCCATTCTAACCGCTTCTGAGAGCGTTCATATTGTGAAATTAGAGGGTAAAGTTGCTGAAAAGCAAGATATAACAGATTTCTTAGAACAAGGTGGTGACTTAGAACAGCTTATATTAAGTGCTGAAACTTATGAAAAATCAGATATTAATATTTTTCCTACAATGGCTATTGGTGATATTTTAAGTTTAAAAAATCAAAAGTTTCTAATTGAAAATTTAATACCAGAAAATGGTCTTGCAGTTATCTATGGGCAACCAGCTAGTTATAAAACATTCTGTGCCTTAGATATGAGTCTATCAATAGCTTCAAGCAGAGATTGGCAAGGTCTATCAGCAGTAGAGGGCAAAACTTTATATGTAGCAAGTGAGGGTGTAGGTGGTTTAAAGAAAAGAATTAAAGCATGGTTGATGAAAAACAAACCTGAAACAACACCAAACTTTCATTTACTTGCACAAACAATTAACTTTTTAGACCAAGATGAACTTGATAAATTAGTTAAAACAATCAATCACATAGGGAAAGATTTTAAACTTGTAGTTGTAGATACGGTTGCAAGGGCATTATCTAATGCAGGTTCAGATGAGAATAGTGCAAGTGATATGGGTGCTTTTATAAGTTCATGCGACTACATAAGAGAAAATATTAACTGTGCTGTATTAGTTATTCATCATTCAGGCAAAAGTGAAACTGCTGGACTAAGAGGTTCTAGTGCATTATTAGGTGGTGTTGATACCTCTATCTTCTGTAAGTATTCAAAACCTAATGTTCATCTTGAAGTTCAGAAACAAAAAGACGCTGAATCTTTAGAAGATATTGCTCTTGAAGTTGAATCAAGAGCGTTGATTGGAGAAACTTCTGTTACTTTAGAGAGAGTAAAAGAAGATACAAACACTATTCATACACCATTTATACCTAAATTGGGTGCGAATCAAAAACTTGTTTATGATACTATTGTTAATGTTATGGATTCAGATGTTGCAAAAGAAGATTGGATTAATGCAGATGTTGGTGAAAAGAAATATATTACATTAAGTCATATAGAGTTTTCTGTTTTACCTCAACTGACTGATAAAAGTAATAGTCAAAAGAATCAGATATTAAAGAGAAGTATATTAGGTTTACAAAACAAAGACATAATAGGTGTTTGGAACGAAAAGATATGGCTAAGTTAGATAAAAATACAAAATGGAATAACAAAGTTAAAGATACTTATATAAAACAAGTTGATGAAATAGCTATTGAAATGGAAAAGATATGGGGTGCTGGAACTCTTGAACAATTAGCTGACAACGAAATGAAAAAAAAATTTCAGAACGCTAAAACTAAATTTAATAAAGCTATTAGTAATGATTTAGACGCTGAACTTGTTGTTAAAGTTTGTAATAATATGAAGAAAGGTTGGTTAGCAATAGATAAAGCTGTTCGTTTAGCTGGTCATCAACCACCAACAGGCGAATATTGGACAGCTATTTCAGAAAATAAAAAAGAATTTTTAATAGTTAAAAGTGAAGCTGAAAAAGATTCTTTATTTGAAAAAGTAGGGGGTGCTATTGTTTATTCAACAGGAGAAATAGCTGAAATTCTTGAAACTTTACATGAAGTTAATAAGTGCAAAGAGATATTTAGAAAAGCAAAAGTAGAGAAGTTTGATTGCGTAGAAATTGATGGTCGTAATGTTAAAGTTACAGGGCATGACAAAGATAAAAAATATTACGAACCTTATGACGATAAAATTCCATGGTTTGAAGATGAATTGTAGTAAATGTAATCATAAAAAAAGTAAGGTGCTAGAAAGTAGAAAAGCAGATGATTCTATCAGGCGCAGACGAGAGTGTTTAAATTGTGGTTTTCGGTTTACAACACAAGAAAGTGTAGTTTTACAAAAAAACGAAGCCGAAAGAAGCCCTCTGGTGAAGATTCGCAGACGAGGGCATAGTAAAGTATCACCGAAATCCACAAGAACTGATAGTTATGTAGTTCAAAGTGATGATACAGATGAAAGAGAATTTATAGATAATTTCTTAAAAGGAAAACTATAATGGTTACGAAACTTATAATGAACTCTAAGATAAATGCTGAAAGAAGAAAAAGAGTTAGATTAGAATATGAACGAGAGTCATTGATAAAACAAATAATGATACTTGAAAAATTTAATTATCAAATAATTAATTTAGAAAGCCCAGAAGGTCATTTTGGTAGATTAAGGTCGCCAATAATACTTGAACGATTAATAAAAGAAGCAAAACAAAACGAAAGGAAACTTGAAGATGTCCGACTCCAAGAAAAAGCCAAGCAGTTATGAAATTGACGCAGATGATACTGTTGATGAAGAATTTGAAATAGTTGATGTAAATGGTGAAAAAGGTATATTAACTCTTGAATTTGATGATTTAGTTAAAGAACAAAACAAAGATTTATCTGAAGAAGAATTACAAGAAATAGCTGATAAGTTAGTTATTAGTTTATTTGGTGTTAGTAAAGATGAACAAAACTAATAAAGAACTATTAGAGTCTATTGGTATTACAGCAGATGAAGAAGAAGTCTTTAGAAATTATAATTACAATAAACAAGAAAGAAGAAAATATATTTTAAATTTAATAGAAAAAAATCAATATAATTGTGTAAGCGTTAATAAAGATTATTTAATTATTAGTAATAATAAAAGAGAACATATTAAAGTTAAACTAACTAACAATCAATTAATCAGATTAAACAAAGAAATAAGTAATGTTATATGGGAAAGAAATAATGATGTATAATATAAACACTATGTCTGATTTTAAAAAAGATGACTTTATTAAGATAACTGAAAGCGATTATTTAGATTTAATGATAGATACTTGCTCTCAAGTAATCTGCTTTGAATATGAATCTAAATGCTGTAGCTGTGAAACACCTAAAGATTGTCATGGTTATAAAGAATTTACTGAGTCAGCGAAGTCTTGCATGGGAGTTATAGGTGCATTTGGTGATAGTATTTTTCATGTTGAATACGATAAAACAAAATTGAATTAAAAAATGTTTGACAAGAAACTCCAAAAAAAAAGATTAAAAATCTGCATGGAATGTGAAGCTAAATCTGAAACGAAATATGGTTATATTTGCAATCATTGTAGATGTTTTTTAAAAGCAAAAACCTTATTAAAAGGTAGTTATTGTCCGAGAGATAAGTGGTAAATGCGACCTGATTATTACATACTTCAAGATATTTTAGATAAAAATGAAATAGATTTTATAACTAAAGAAGGTATGAAAAATTTAGAAAAAGCTACAACTATGTCTGCAAAAGTTTTTTCAAGAAGAAATAAAGTTTCATGGTTTCATAAAGACGAAAACAAAGATTTAGATAAAATATTAAATAGAATTGTAGATGTGTTATTTAATGTTAGTAAAGATTTTTATAATCAAAAATTAAATAATGTTGAGCCAATTCAATTTACTCATTATAAATTTTTAAATTACTATACTTATCATATAGATTCTAACCCATTACCAGACACACCTAATAGAGTAATATCAGCAACTATTGAACTTACTAATCCTAAAGATTATATTGGTGGCGGATTGCAATTTAAAAATCATTCTTTTCCAAGACCTAAATTAAAGTCAGGAACTATGATTGCTTTTCCCTCATTAATGCTTCATAAAGCGTTGCCTGTTTATTATGGGACTAGAAATTCTTTAGTATTATGGGCTGGTTTAGAGGATAAAAATGAATCAACCTAATCCATTTGTAGATTTTATTAAAACTTATAAGAAAGAGCCAACTCTTTTTTGTGAAAATGTTTTAGGTATTTCACCAGATAAATGGCAATCCGAACTAATGGAAGCTATTGTTTCTGGTGAAAGAAAAGTATCTGTTCGTTCTGCTCACGGTGTTGGTAAATCTTCTGTTGCAAGTTGGATATTAATACATACTTTACTTACACACCTTGATTGTAAACTTATTGTAACTGCTCCAACAAGTGGTCAGTTGTTTGATGCTTTGTTTGCCGAACTAAAGAAATGGATTGGTGAAATGCCACAACCATTACAAGACTTAGTTGATGTAAAAAGTGATAGAATAGTTTTAAAATCAAGAAGTGCTGAAGCATTTATATCTGCTAGAACCTCAAGAAAAGAACAACCTGAAGCGTTAGCTGGTGTTCATAGTCAAGGTAAAGTTATCTTGCTTTGTGATGAAGCATCAGGAATTCCTGAAGAAGTGTTTGAATCAGCGGCCGGTTCTATGTCAGGACATAATGTTCACACAATTTTATTAGGAAACCCAACAAGAAATTCTGGTCTATTTTATGATACGCACCATAAATTAAAAGGTGCATGGAAAACTTTTCATATATCTGCTTTTGATAGTGATAGAGTGTCAGAAGAATTTGTTGAAGAAATGGCTATGCGTTATGGCGAAGAAAGTTCAGCATATAAAGTTAGAGTATTAGGCGAATTTGCAGAAGAAACAGATGACACTATTATACCTTTAGAGTTAGTTGACTCAGCTATACAAAGAGAAATACCTAATGACCATGGTATATCTGATACAATATGGGCGTTAGATGTAGCAAGACATGGTGCAGATAGTTCAGTTCTTGTTAAAAAACAAGGCAATATTGTAACTGAAATCAAAACATGGAAGCGTTTAGATTTTATGGAGTTAAGCGGTAGAGTTCAAGCTGAATTTGATACTACAGAGCCAGAAAATAGACCTATGGAAGTCTATATAGATGTTATAGGAATGGGTTATGGTGTTTTAGATAGTCTTAATGCTATTGGTAGATTAAACGCTGTAGGAATCAATGTGGCAGAAAGCCCTAGTCAGAAAGAAACATATATGAATTTGCGAAGTGAATTATGGTTTAAATTTAGGTCATTTTTAGAGGGTAAAATGTGCAAATTACCTGCTAATGAATACATGATTGCTGATTTAATTAGTGTTAAATATAAATTTACTGCTGGTGGTAAAATACAAGTCGAGTCAAAAGACCAAATCAAAAAAAGAATTGGTCGTTCACCAGATGTTGCCGATGCTTTAGTTTTATTAATGGCAGGTGATGCTATAGCTTCTCGGTCAGGTTCATACGCAAGAGATTGGAAACAACCTTTAGTTAGAGATATTAAGGGTGTTGTTTAATTGTTTCTTAGTTTACAATAATCACTACATATAGAAAAAACTTTTATTTTCCTTAGCCAAGCAGATAGTTATTTCAACTTTCCTTTCCTTCCACTCGTAAGACTTGGCTAAGTTTTTCTTACCCATAAAAAAAACAAGAGCAGTAATTAAACTGCCCTTGTTCGTCAACATTTATTAAAAAGGTGTAAATATTATGAATTTACTCTAACAATCTACTTGTTTGGAACATAAGTGTCAACTAAGTTGGTTAATATATTCTTTAGTATATTAACAAAAATAATTAGCGATTGAGAAGCTGGAACATTCTTAATCATACTTACTAAAAATGTTTCAGAAGTGTAAGCCATAAAAAACAATTCTTGTTCATCTCCCATGGCTCTATACTTAGTTCCTATCTTCGCTAAATCTTTTTCAATTTGCTTTTGTAGTTCTTTTTGTTTCATTACATTACCTCTTGATTGATTGCTAAACTTTTTTCATATTCTGCTGAGTCAGTTAATATTTTATTAACTGTTTGATGCGTAATTTCTGCTTCTTCATACATAGAATAAGCAGCCGTAACTGATTGTGCTATAACTCTTAAAGATTTACCCTCACTAGCTAATTTTTTTATTAAAGCAACTGCATCATCTAACCATACGCATTTTATAAAATCTGCGTCTTTGCCTTTGCCCTCTTTTCTATAACCATAAGGAACTTTACCGCCCATACCATTCTTTACTGCTGGAAAGTCGTGATAAGCAAATTGCCTTTTTCTTTTTGTTCCAGTTCTGCAATTCTCTTTGACTCGTCTAGCATATTCTTTAGCAAAAACGGCGTGTAGTGATGCTTCAAGACCAACTTTGCTTTTAGCTATGTTGCCTGTGTTTGGCACAATAACATTAACGCCTTTAACCTTGCAGTCATAAATAAAGTTTTCAAAGATTCTATTATCCCTTGCGAGTCTATCAATGTTAGATGCAAAAATATAATCCCCTTCTTTTAGCTGTAATAATTCTTTGCCAAACTTTCTATCTTTAAACTCTAATAGACCTGATATACCTGAATCATCAATGACTTCTGGTTGTGTATGTGGACTAATATCTTTTGACTCTTTCAACTTGTTAATTTCAAGAGTGTTTACTTCTTTCTGATTGTTTGCTGATTGATTATCTATCTGTGTTTCAGATGATAGTCTTATATAACTAATTACTCTCATTGTTATCTCCTTCTACATTAATAATAATTGCGTTTCTATATCGGTATCATTTTCATAATACTTACTTTCTTCCTTTGGATAATCTAATGCTTCATATCTCATTTTAGATTTTATTAATTTTTTATCTCTTTTATTTGCTGTTATATATACATAACGGTGTTTTTTACTTACCTCTACATACTTATATTTTTCAGGTTCTGCATCTACATCGGCTTTAGATATTCCTCTTGAGTGTTTAAAGCCGTCTTTTAAAGCCCATTCTTTTCTTTTTTTTGATTCACCTGTGTAAATAAAATTAGTTGCTTGATATACATAACCATTATGATTTTGCCCTGTATCAGCATAGCTTACAACAATTTTTGGTTTAGGAAGTAATCTTAAAGATTGTCCAACTAAAAACGATGCTTCATTTTTTTTGTTATTTATTAAAACTAATCTATTAAGTTCAAGAACTATTAATCTATATTCTTTACCAGCAATAGCATCACATAAATCAGGTGTTCCTGGCATACCATAAGTAACAACTCCTACTAATTCGTTATCTTGATATAAGCCATAAGCATATTGAATCATTCCAGGAAGTCTTTTGGCATAATGTATGTTAAGTATAAAAGACTTTGTTTCTTCTTTTTTAATTCTCATTACTTTATAATTTTTCATATTTATTTTCTTTGCTCTACATTAATACATTCAACTTGCTCATGCTTTGCAAATGGCTTTGGTGCTATTGCATTAATTAACACTAGCATCAACACTACAAAGACCAACTGCAATTTAACTTTCCAATTAAACAGTTTTTCTTTTTTTTCTTTCATCTTTTTTTATATCCTTCCTTAATCTCTTTTCAGTTTTACTTCCTTTTATACTTCTAAAAAATTTATCAATATCTATAGTTGTTGGTCCATAAGCACCCATTACTTTTTTCTCCACATAAAACGAAAGCATAAAAAATTGCGTATTGCGTATTTAATTATCTTAATCATTTAATAGTTCTTTTAAGTTCTTCGGCTCTAGCTTTAGTTATATTGCCCATTTTAACCATTCTATCCAGTAATTCATTTGGACTAATAATGGCGTCATTAACTTTAATAAAACTAGAGTTTTCTTTAGCGAACTCCTGTTCCTTATATTCTTCAGCTTCAGCTTTTATTTGTGCTGTAACTTCCGACAATTTACCTTTGTATGTTTTAATTAATTTTCTTGTCATGCTATCTCCTTTTTGTTTGTTGACATTGTAAATTTAGAATATGGTTTTTGCCATATTTTATGACTGCAAATATTCTTGTATGAATCACCGCAGTAATATTTATTTTCTAAAGTTATGGTTGGGTCTGAATAGTTAATAATTAATTCAGCATCTAAAACAGTATAGCGTTTTATGTTCTTTGGTTTTATAACGCCTTTATAACAAGCGTTACCTAAAAACTTTATACTATCTTCAGCAAAGTTTTTATAGTTTAACAATTCATCTCTAAAAAACTTAGTTCTTTCTTGAATGGTTGTTTTTTCAACAGACGCTTTCCATTCAGGGTCAATTCTTGCCTTTTGTTCAAGATAATCCTCATCAGGATATAATCTATCTAACTTTACATTAACCTCAATGACAACTGGGTCAAACTTTCTTTCTGCTACATCATAGGCACATAAAGCAAAGTGAGGTGCATAGCTATCGGTTAAATAAATCATATCTTTACGGCTTGGAAATTCTTGCCAATTAGATTGATTGTCATGCCTTGGCTTCAACCCATTAGTTAAAATATCATCAAGGTTTTTAGTTGTTGTTCCGTGATATAATGTTTTCATTATCTCACACCTTTATTGGCTTTTCTTTTTAATTTTTTGGTATTAACTTTTGCCCAAGAGCCACTAAATCTTTTACCTAATTTCTTAATGACTCTTGAATTATTTTCTAACTTAAATCTCATGGTGTCCCCTCACTATTTTTAATTCAGATAAATTAGGCCTTGCTTCACCTCTTGGTGTTACTTTGAGATATAATTTTCTGTGCATAGAATTGTGGTATTTGTTAGCATCATTAATATTGGTAAAATTCTTTACAGTAATATTACCAAGCCCGTCATTTACTAAGACTTTTAATCGGTTATTTTTCATAATAATTTTCCTTTCCTGTATGTAAATTATTCTTGATTCGTGTAATTGTCAACTTCAGTTTGGTTATCTTGAATAAATAGCCCAAATTTGATTTCCACCATCAATAAACTTTCTTAAATATTCAAGCATATAATCGTTGGGGTAAAGGTTATGATACTCAAAACCATATTCTTCCGTTACTTTATTAATAAATTTCACAACAGCTTCTTCTGATTTGCTTCTAAAAAAATCAATTTCATTAGAACTGTTGCCTTCCTCGGTTAATGTAGCTTCAAAATACTTTGAACTTTCATCTCTTTCACCTTTGGTTATTGTTAATATATATTCCATAATATTCTCCTTTATGTTGTTAGACTTAATTGTCTAGGACTAGGGTAAATAATACCCTAGTTTCGGTTACTTAAACCTCATCAGCTAGACTGTAAATTTTATAATCTCCTTCTCCGTGTGGGTCGTATTCAAACTTATCTAAAAGTTCATTCCATTCAGAAGCATAGGGACCTGTTTGATAACTATCATCAAGATAATCCCAAAGCATACCATTAACCGATAGCCCTATATTTTCTTCTTCGGTATCAAGCCATACTGAAAATAAATTAATAGATTCTTTCCCCGGTTCTCTTTTGTTGATATGCACCATATTCTTTCTAAGACTTTGGTCTTGGTTAGCTTCAATCTCTGGTAAAGCATCGGACAAAGGTTTTTCTAATAACTTATTCAGTTCGTTATCTTCCTTAATCTCCCACCTTGTAAAGTCTTCCAAGCTATTTAGAACCGCTTTAAAAACTGGCGCTAATTGATGATTGGTATTTATATTAAATAATTTTAAATATTCCATTATTTTTCTCCTAAATTTATATAATTACTAAAATCACCAAGTTCATAACTAACCCATTCGCTTTCATGGTCATCATTCTTAGCTTTTTCGATAGCTTCTTCTTTTGATTTAGCTGGTATATCAATTTCAACATAATCCTTGCGAACGGCTATTATTTTATATGTTTTTTCAATCATTAGTCTTCCTCCCCTATTTTAATCATAGCATCAACCCAAGCGTCTATTCTGGCTTGGTCTGATTTATCACTTGGTAAGTCAAGGCATGATTGTATGCCTAGAACTATCAAAGCTATAAAACAAGAGGCGAAGAAAACACCCCAAGTTATTAAAAATGTTGTTATAAAAGTTTCCATAATATTTTCCTTTTTTGTTGTTGGCTTTATTGCCTAAGACTAGGTCAGTTAAGACCTAGTTTCGGATATATAATCCTCGTCAGTTAGGCTGACTTTGATACCTCCTTTTCCTGTTGTTCTGCTAGGCATGAATTATCAATAATGAACTGACTGGCTTTAGATGCTTTGGAGATAGCTTTCACAATGTATCGGCTATCTTCTCTGTATCTTCTGTTCCAGCTTTTAAGATAACTAGCATGGTTCATTGGTGGACTTACTGTAAGACCAGTATGACCTGACATAAATACCGCTGTAAATTCCGCTATCAGTTCCTCAAAGGCATATTCGTCATCGCCGAACATATTGTTGAAAGGTCTTTTGAGTCTTGATTCGTGACCTGTGCTATGTCCAATCTCGTGTAATAATGTTGATTTATAACTATGGTCTGCCGTTACGCCATTATCAAAAAAGGATGACCTTTCTGGCATTCCGATAAAGTCACCGCTAGGACTGTAAAACGCTCGGTTGCCACCTTCTTTTAGTTCGATATTCTGACTAGCTAAGTATGAGTCTATAACCTTTTGGGTTAAGTCCATATTAACCGTCATATCGGTTGGTCTTTTTCTACAGTAAGGTTCGCAAGTATCACCAAGTTCTCCTGATTTCATATTAACAACCTGACTTGCATTAAAAACGCTATAAACCTTATAAACAAAGTATTTGACTCTTTGCTTCATAACGCCGTCAACCTCTACATCTTCAATAATTGGTGAAGAAAAGATAATTGCGGTGGATTTTTCACCCTTCTGAACTTTAAATCCTTTGGATTGCCAGTTCTTGAAAGTCCCCCAATAATCTGACTTAAAATTATTTTGATGCTTAACCCAAGGTAATACTAAAGCGTTATAACCTTTATACGGCGTGCCGTCTTGGTTCATAGCTTGACCATCTGACCAATTCTTTGACCAGTGATTAGAACCTGGCTGGTTCATCATCTCAATAATATTTTCGGACATAAAACGCTCAACCTCTTTTTTAACTGCTGAACCTTTAAGACCTTTGATTTGTAATTTATTCATAATAACCTCCTATAAAATGTAAAAATAAATAAATGTTGATTAACTATATCCCACAGCTTGTTTTTAATGTCAACATAAACTGAAAGAAATTTACATAATAATTTTAAATAAATAAAAATAACTGTTGATAACTTTGTTGATAACTTTTGAGATTGCATTGGTTTTTAGCGTTTGCAATCTATTATGTATAAACTTTTGACTGATTGCATTATTGCAAATGATTGCATTGGTTTCTATTTATTTAATTAAATCAATAGTTTAGAAGATTGCAAGATTGCATTTAATAACTTTTATACTTTTAAACGCTCATAAAGATTGCATGATTGCATTGTTTCAATAGCGTATATATACGCTATGAAATGCAATTTGCTATTTGAGTCAGTAATTGAATCTTTTATTAAATAAGATTATATTATGAATCTAATTAATTATATAAGGACGAATCACAATGGCAGGACAACCGATAACAAAAAAGGCATTAAATCATTTACAAGAAATAGGTCTTGAGTCTTTAGACGCTCGGCTATTAGAGGCTTTAGCCGAAGGTTATTCATTTAATCAAATTATAAAAGGTAAATGTCCTTTACTACCTGACTTCACTAGACCAAATAAGGATAGTTTAACTTGGTCAGTATTTTATAAATATCTGGACTTACCTCGTGATTCTTTTAAAGGGGACTTTAAAGGAGAGGTTATGCGTGTGAGAGAGGTGGCACAAAAGGAAATGGCACATAAAACAATGGAAGAGGCTATAGAGATAGCCGACGGCGTGGACTTAGATAGCGACTCAATTAATAAAGCGAAATTACAGATTGATACTAGGAAATGGAAAGCTGGTTCTTATAATTCTCAGTTCAAAGCTGGTGGCGGAACAGATGTTAAGGTTAATATATCAACTCAGGACTTACATTTAGAGGCATTAAAGATAGATAAATAAATTGTCTATTTGCTACAGCACATTGACACAAATAATAAAAGTCAATTAATTCAATAACTTAACCATTATTGAAAATCAGCGAAAAAGCCCCCCCTTCGTTTAAGTGATAGTGCATGATATAGCTTAGATACCCACACACTAACTTGAATATATCGCTAATATTAGACAGACCCCCCTCTTACTTTGTTTGTTTCTATAACTACTTTGCGAAAAATTTTTAGAATCATTATAATAGATAGCAGAAACACTAGATATATAGTGTCAAAATAAGGAATCCTATATGGTTACGAGATATGACGCTCAACATGATGTTCAAGAATTGTTGAATAAAAATAACGCCACCAAAAAAGAAACCAAAAAGACTAATACTAAAGTTTCAGAAAAAAAGAAGAAAACAAATGCAGTCTGACGATATATACGAAGCACAAGATGTAGATGATATGTCAGGCGAAGCAACTGGAGAGTTTGATAATGGAACACCGTCTGAAGAAGAACTACAATCTATTGTGGGTTCTGCTCTTGATGACGCTGTTGATTTTATTGACAACACAATATCGCCCCTCAGGGCTACGAGCATTGACTACTATCAGGGTAAGCCATTCGGAAACGAAGAAGATGGGCGAAGCCAAGTTATCTCACTTGATGTTCACGACACTATCGCAGACATACTACCCAGTCTTATGCGAATATTCTTCTCAAGCGAAAATGTAGTTGAGTTTGTTCCTTTTGGAAAAGAAGATGTCAAACTAGCTGAACAAGCCACAGATTACATAAACAGAATAGTGTTGCAACAAGACAACGACGGCTTTCCAATTTTTTACAATGCGTTCAAAGATGCGTTGTTATGTAAGAACGGAATTTTAAAATATTACTGGGACACAACTTATCATGCTGAGTATTACGAATATTCACGATTAAGTGATAACGAACTTACAGTATTAGAAGCAGATGACGAAGTAGAAATAACAGAAGTTGTTTCATATCCTGACCCTGCTTTTCCACAACCTGAAGCAGTTGTTGAAACAGAAGAACAAATAGAAGAAGTTGTTCCTGAGTTAATGCAACAAAGCATGATGACACCACAACTGCATGATGTGAAAGTTACAAGAAAGAAAGAACATGGTTGCGTAAGAGTTGAATCAGTTCCACCAGAAGAATTTTTGATTGATAGAGATGCGACTTCAATGAATGACGCATATTGTATTGCTCATAGACGATATTTAACTGTTTCTGATTTAGTGGAAATGGGCTACGATTATGATGATGTTCAGAAGTTTGCTTCACCTTATGAAACACAATTAGACGATAACGCAGAATATCAAGCAAGAAACACTTATCAGAATGAGGGAATCAATCCTGTAGAAGATGATGCGAATTTAAAAGTTCAGTATGTCGAAGCATATATGAAGATTGATATGACAGGCGATGGCATAGCTGAACTTCGCAGATTGTGTTGTGTAGGTGATAACTTTGAAATTAAGAAGAATTTAAAATGTGAACAGATACCTTTCGTTTCTTTCTGTCCTGACCCAGAGCCACACACTTTCTTTGGACTTAGTATTGCAGACATAACTGAAGATATACAAAAAGTAAAATCAATGGTTATGCGTTCTATGTTAGATAGTCTTGCATTAAGTGTTCACCCAAGAGTTGCAGTTGTTGAAGGACAAGCAAACATAGAAGATGTTATGAATACAGAAGTTGGTGGTATTATTCGTCAACGAAATGCAGGTGCAGTTCAACCTTTTAATATGCCATTTGTTGGTAAAGATTGTTTCCCTATGTTGAGTTACTTAGATGAAGTAAAAGAAAACAGAACTGGAATTTCTAAAGCGTCAATGGGCTTAGACCCTGATGCGTTACAATCTGCTACAGCTTCAGCCGTTCAAGCAACTGTTCAAGGTGGGCAACAACATATAGAATTGATAGCGAGAATATTTGCTGAAACAGGAATGAAACCTTTGTTCAAAGGTATTTACGAATTACTTGCTAGACACCAAGATAAAGAACGCACAGTTCGATTGCGTAATGAGTGGATTCCTATTGACCCTAGAGTTTGGCAAACAGGAATGGATTGCGTAGTTAATGTAGGTCTAGGAAATGGAACTGCACAAGAGCGTATGCAATATCTAGGACAAATAGCATCAAAACAAGAACAGATATTACAAACATTAGGCGCTTCTAATCCTTTAGTTGAGATGACACAATATAGAAATACTATGGCAAAAATGGTTGAATTAGCTGGATTTAAAGACCCATCTATGTTCTTTAAAGAAGTTCCTGAAATGACACCTGAACAACGACAAGCTATGCAACAGAAAAAACCTGATATTTCAGAACAGTTAATTCAAGTGCAAATTAAAGAAATTGAAGCGAATATGCAGAAAGCTAACGCTAGATTACAGCTTGATAATGAAGAAATGAAGCGTAAAGATGATTTAGATAGAGATAAATTAGATGCTGAAATCATGCTAAAAGCCGCAGAAATTGAAGCAAAATATGGAACTCAAGTAGAAACTACTGTTATTCGAGCATTAGTTGAAAGAGATAGAGAACAAATGAAAGCACAATCAAAATTGGTTAGTGATATAGCAAGGGTTAGACAATGAGTGGTAATGACCATATAGACGATTTAATAATTTTCGGAAAAAATGCAAAACGCATTTTAGACGACACTACTTTTCAAGCAGTCATGCAAAGCGTGAGGGAAGATGTCCATACTTCATGGTCTGAAACTTCACCTCATGCGACTCAAGAGAGAGAACAATATTTTCATCTTTTGAAAGCAGTTGACTTGTTGGAAGAAAAATTATGGGCTGTTGCAGATAACGCCCATATTTTAAAACTTAAGGCAGAAAATATTACAAAAAACAAAAAAGGAGTTTAATATGAACCAAGCGACAAACCCAGTTGAGGAATCGCCTGAATTAAAATCTAGCGTTGAACAAGTTACTGATATTCTGACTCGCCCTGGCGATAAAGCAGAAGTAAGTAATCAAACAGAGTCAGAACAACCGCCTATTGAAGATGTTGAATCTGGCGAGGAATATATAGACGAACCTACTGAGGAAATTTCTGAAGAATATGAAGAAGTCCTAGAAGGTGAGGAAGATTCCGAACTGTATGCAGATGAACAAACCGACATTGATGAAGATGAAGGCTTGCAACAAGAACTAATTGAAGTGAAGATTGACGGAAAATTAGAGCAAGTATCTTTAGATGAATTAAGAAATGGATATTCAAGGCAACAGCATTTTACTAGACAAAGCCAAAAACTTGCTGAAGAAAAGAAGCAGTTTGAAGTTGAATCTAGACAAGTTCAAGAGGAGCGAAATCAATATGCTCAACTCTTAGGGAACTTAGAAAATCAAATAGTAGAGTTAGGTAAAGAACCTGAACCAGATTGGAACTTAATGTATGAACAAGACCCAATCGAAGCTAGTAAAAAACAACATGAATGGAACGCTTATAAACAGGAACAATCTGAAAAGTTAAATGCTGTTAAAGCCGAACAACAAAGAGTAGCAGAGCAGAATCATCAAGCAAATATGATGCAATATCAAACAATGCTTAGTGAAGAAGCACAAAGGCTACCTGAAGTTATTCCAGCATGGAAAGATGAAAAAATTGCTACAAAAGAAAAAGCTGAATTAAAAGATTTTCTTTTAAAGAAAGGCGTTACTGAAGAAGAAGTTTCTGCTTTAGTAAAAGCTAATCATGTTAGCGTTTTAAGAGATGCTATGCTTTACAATAAAGGTAAACGCAAAGTAGTTAAAAGAGCAAACAAAACTAACGGAACGAAAGTTCTGAAAAGTGGTAGCAAAAAATCCCCTAAGAAAACTGACGCATATAAGAAAACGACCTCAAGATTAAAAAAAGGTGGACAATGGCAAGATGCACAATCAGCCATTTCCATGTTGTTAAACGATTAATTTAAGAGGATATTACAATGGCAATTATTGCAAATACTTTTACTAGGTATTCAGCAGTTGGTATTCGCGAAGAATTAAGCAATATTATTTACAACATTTCTCCTGAAGAAACACCATTTATGTCAAACGGTGGCAGAGAAACAGTTAGAAACACTTTCTTTGAGTGGCAAACTGATTCCCTTGCGGCCGCTGGAACAAACTATCAAATTGATGGTGATGATATTGCTACTTTCCCAGCAACCAATCCGACTACTAGAATAGGAAATTATACAAACATTTCAAGAAAACTTGTTATCTTAGCTGATAACTTGGAAGTTATTAACGAGGCAGGTAGAACTTCTGAACTTGCTTATCAAATAACTAAACTTGGACAAGAGCTAAAAAGAGACCAAGAAACTACATTGATGGCAAATAGCGCCGCTGTAGGTGGAGCCGCAGGTACGGCTAGACAAACAGCAGGTCTTCCAGCATGGCTAAAAACAAACTCAGACAGAGGCACAGGCGGGACTGACCCGACAGTTTCTGGTGGGGTTGTTAATGCGGCCGCTGGTGATGCCACAGCTGGTAACAGAAGGGCGTTTACTCTTTCAATTCTTGATGCAGTCATAGAATCAGTTTGGACTCAAGGTGGAACACCAAAAATGCTTATGGTTGGACCACACAATAAGACAGTCGTTTCTGGATTCTCAGGTATCGCCGCTAACAGGTATGAAGTTAAAAAACCTGAAGCTGGTGTTATCATTGGAGCCGCTGATATTTATGTATCAGACTTTGGAGCAGTTAATATTGTTCCTAATAGATTCCAAAGAGAAAGAGATGCTTATGTCTTAGACCCTGAGTTCTACGCAACTTGTTTCTTACGACCACTAGAAGTTATTGATTTAGCTAAAACTGGTGACGCTGAGAAGCGAATGTTACTTGTAGAATACGGACTTAAAGTTAAAAATGAAGCCGCTCTTGGAGTGTGTGCTGATTTAACAGCTTCGTAAATCACATAGGAAAATGGGGTAGTTAGCGATTGCGACTACCCCTAAACTAAAAAAAATGAGTAGAAAAAGATTAATAAGTTTCGATAACGAAACAAAAATTTCAAATAACTTTACTTTTGAAGAAGATACTTCAGGTAAAGGAGACCATAAATTTGTTTTAAGTAGAGAACAAGATGTAACTGAAATACTTAAAGAAAACAGAGATTTATATAATGATAGCGATAAAAGAGACCCCTATGGTCATTGGAACAAAGTCGCTTCAATCCCTATGGTTTTGTATTATGATTTAAAAGAAAAGGGCATTTTAGATGACCCTAAAGCATTAAAAAAATGGCTTAATGACGCTGACAACAAAGCGTTTAGAACAAGAGAAGGAACTGTATAATGGCATTAGTTAATTATTCAGATTTAAAAACAAGCATAGCAGATTGGTTAAATAGGTCTGACTTAACAGCAACAATACCAGATTTTATTACTTTAGCTGAATCTGGCTTTAATAAAGAAATACGCAACAGAAAAATGATTAAAAGAGCAACAGCAACGATTGATTCTCAATATAGTGCTGTTCCAGCCGATTGGTTACAAACAGTTGATTTTGTTGTTGAGGCAAATCCTGTGGTAACTTTAGAATTTATTACAAATGAAAAACTTGATAAATTAAGAGAAACTTATACTTCAAGTGGCACACCAAAATTTTACACAATAGTAGGTCAAGAACTAGAGGTTTTACCTGTTCCTGATTCAGCAACGCTGACAGGAGAAATTACTTACTATAGTAAAATTCCTAACTTAACTGATGTAAGCCCAACTAATTGGTTAATGAATAGTAGTCCTGATATATATTTATATGGAAGTCTGCTACAATCAGCCCCATATCTAGTTGATGACTCTAGAATACCTGTATGGGCTAGTATGTATCAGAAGCTAGTTAAGGATTTAGAAATCGCAGACCAAAAGGCAAGAGTAGGCGATTCAACATTAAAAATGAAAGCAACCGCATTACAATAAGGAGATTAAAAAATGAGTTTTAGCGATTATTTAGAAAACAAAATTCTTGCCCACACTTTTTCAGGGACAACTTTTACACCCGCTGGAACATTATATTTGGCTCTATATACTGTAGCACCAAGTGATGACGGAACAGGTGGTACTGAAGTTTCAACTTCTGGAACAGGGTATGCAAGACAAACAGTTACTTTTACCACAACAGCAAGTCAATCTAGTAACACGGCCGCTGTAGAATATTCAACAGCAACAGCAAGTTACGGAACAGTCGTAGCGGTTGGTGTATTAGATGCTTCAACAAGTGGTAACTTATATGCAGTAGGAACTTTAGCTACACAAAAACCAATATCAACTGGTGATGTGTTTAGAGTACCTGCTGGTGATTTAGATATTGATTTAACATAAGGAATTAAATGTCTGGAACTAGAGATTATGGACGAGGTGGATATTCTTCCAATGTGTATGGAGAGTGGGGTTACTCAGATGCTTCATGCACAATAACAGCTTCATCTAGCTTTACAAATAGAGCATGGAGAGGTTATGGTAAAGGTGGCTACAGTTCTAATCTTTATGGAGTTTGGGGATATACCGATAGTGGTCAAATATCTTCAACTTCATCATCAAGTTTAAGTTTATCTGCGGCTCACCCTGTAGATACTTATTCTTCTGGTGAATATGGTTATGGTAATTATTCCGCTGGAACAATTAGAGATGCAAGTGTTACAGTTAATGCTGTCGCAACTATCTCTTGTATTGGCGGATATGTAGCACAACCACAAATAACAGTTAATGCTGTCGCAACTGTTTCGTTATTAGGGCAAGTAATAAGTGGTGGTATAATACCCGCACAAGCTACTTCATCATTAAGTGCAAACGCAAATGTTACATTTAGTGGTAATCCATATCCTATTAACGGAGTTTCTACAGTTACGGCTGTATGTAATAGAATAGTGTTTATAGATGTTTCAAATATATCAGCCCAATCATCTACAAACTTTAGTGCAAGATTAAAATGGGTTGATGAACCAAACGCTTCTACAACATGGACTGAAGTCTATAAGGTAGCGGCATAACTTTTAAGGAGTAAATGCAAATGGCAGATACAACAACAACAAATCTGAATCTGACTAAGCCAGAAGTCGGTGCTTCTACGGACACATGGGGAACTAAATTAAATACTGATTTAGATACTCTTGATGCTCTTTTCGCCGCCGCTGGTTCAGGAACTTCAGTTGGACTGCAAGTCGGTTCAGGAAAAACTTTAAGTGTAGGCGGAACGCTAGTAGGTAGCGGAACTGTTACACTTGATTCTGCGGCCATATCAGCCGCTAGTGCAACGATTTCTGATTTAGGCACAGTAACTACTGTTGACCTGAACGGAGGGACGATTGACGGGGTAACTATTGGTGGAACTACAGCAGGGGCTATCACAGCCACAGATTTAACAAGCACAGGAACAATTAACTTTACTGGTGCTACTATATCAAATGCTGGAACAATAACGACTGTGGATATAAACGGCGGGAGTATTGACGGGACAACAATAGGTGGTTCTGTAGCTGGTGCAGTTACAGCCACAACTATAAAAGCAACTTCACTTAGAGAAACAAGTAACAATGTTACGCAATCAACAGGAACATTAACTTTAGATTGCTCTACAGGAAATGCTTTTTCTTTCACACCTTCGCAAAATATAACAACACTAACAATTACAAATGTTCCAGCTTCAGGAGATGCTTACAGCATGGTTCTTAAAATAGGTGGTTCAGCATATACTATTGCATGGGGTGCCGCTGTTAAGTGGGCCGGTGGTCAAGCACCAGCTTTATCAAGTTCTAACCATGATGTAATTGTTTTAATGACAGTTGACGGCGGAACTACTTGGTATGGATTTATTTCTGCTCAAGATATGTCATAATTAGGAGATAAAAAATGAGTTTAGGTAACAACATGATTTTGGCTTCAGGCGCAGTTATTGAACCTGAAAATGTAAGTGTTCCAGTAGTTACAGGAACAGTCGAAACTGGTCAAACATTAACTGGAACTGACGGTGCTTGGAATACATCTGGAGATTTTACTAGACAATGGCAAAGAGGTTCAGACACTACTTCTTGGTCAAACATAAGTGGAGCAACAAACTCTACTTATGTATTAACTTCAAATGATGCTGGTTATAAATTTAGATTTGCTGTTACCTTAACAAATGATGCTGGAACAGCCACAGCAAATAGTGTTCAAACAAATACACAAGCTGGTCAATGGTATTCTACTGGCACAGGCGGTAACACAACTTGGACAGCAGGCCCAGGTGTTGACACGGTTTCAATATTTGGAATTGGTCAAGGTGGTCATGGTTCTTCATACTGTAATCAGGTAACTTCAGGTGTAGGTGGTGGTGGTGGAGCCGCTGGTTACTCTAATAGTGTAAGTGTTACTCCAGGACAAACTTATTATGTTAATTTCCAAAGTTATCAACAAAGCAGTCAATATGGTTGGTCTTTTTATGGATATGTAAATGGTATAACATCATCTTCGGCTGGTCAAAATTCCCCTGAATCATCTTATTTATTTTATATGAATAGTGCTGATAATGGAAGCAATACTGCTGGTTCTACATCTAAATCAAAAGCAGATACTAAAAATAATGGTGGTAATGGTTCACCAAACAATTCTTCTGCTGGTGGTGGCGCTGGTGGATATTCTGGAGCGGGTGGCGCTGGTGGTAGTGGTAACCAAACTTCAGGTAGTTCTGGTTCTGGTGGAGGCGGTGGCGGTGGTTGTGGTATGGCCGCTTACGCAAATGGCGGTGGCGGTGGCGGCCCTGGTGGCGGTGGCGTTGGTATTAACGGAGAAGGTCCAAGTGGCGCTGGTGGCACATGGAATAACCCTACTTTTGAAGGCGGTAAAGGTGGTTCTAGCGGTAGCGATGGCGGAGATGCTACATATCAAAACACAACTTCAGGTAAAGCTGGTGGTAACTACGGCTCTGGCGGCGGTGGTGGTGGCGCTTGGTATGGTTGGGGACCATGTTCAGGTGCAGGACAATATGCACCAGCGGCTATAAGAATTATTTGGGGTTCAGGCAGAGCATATCCTTCAACTAATACAGCAGATGTGTAAAGGAGATAAAAAATGACTTTAAAAAACGCAACACCACCTGAAGATAGAAAATATTATACTAAGATTATAGACGGGCAACCTATTAATAATATAGTCGAAGATGAGTTTGACTTAATGAATTATAGAAATATTGATGTGCATGACTCTTCTCTAAATTATCATTTAGTGGATTGTTCTGCTATGTTTAATCACGATTTTGAAAATTCTCTTTTACCTTATGAAAGACTGGCAGAAACTACAATAGAGTTAGTTGATGAAACATGGACTCTTGTTGAAAATAAGACTGAATTAACAGGAGAACCATTAGCTGAAAAACAACAATTTGTTGAACAGCAAATGACTTTTGAAAGAGATGCACAAGTTGAATTGGCAGAAGATTACGAGTCTAAAGAAACAGACCCCACGAAGAAAGCAACTTGGCAACAATTTATAACAGATTTGGAAGATTGGACTTTTGACCCAGATGACAAAAATCCTGTATTACCTCCAATACCTGAAAGCATTAGACCTGGCCCGCCAGACGCGAATTAATTAAAAGGAGTTTTTATGACCATATTATTATTAATTTTAACAAGCATTGTTACATTATCATCTTTAGTATGTAGCTTTGTTCCTACAAGTCTTTTACCAGATGACGCTAAAAAAGTATTAAAGATTTTAGCTTTAAACTTTAACAATGTTCATTACGACTGCGACCATGACGAGTAATTGTTATGAGTGGTCTATCTGAACTTGAACAAGGCAAATTAATAGAAGCAGTCGAAAGTCTTGAAAAGCAAGTAACAAGATTAAACACAAGACTTGATTCTCTTGAAGGGCAAATGAAGTCAGGTAAAGGCATTGTTATAGGTATCTTTTTAACGGCTAGTGGTATATCGGCTGCCGCCGCCACAATGTTTGGAAAAATGCTTGGGGAATAACAATAGACAAAAAGGAAGAATAGGAGAATTGTTTGTGTGCTATATTCTTGAAAAATTTGGTTATCAAACAGCTTTTGTTGATACGCAAGGTTATGATGTAATTGTTAATTACAAAAGCAGACCTATTCGTATTCAAGTAAAATCTGCTCTCTCAAAAGATTACAATAGAAAAAAAGGTGGTAAACCTAGATATAATTTTGCTACTAACATTGGTGGTGAAAAAAGAAAATACACAAAAGAAGATGCAGATATTATCGCTTTATTTGGTTCAGACCATGAAACAGTAATCTTTAAGCTAGTTGATGAAATAAAAACAAAAACACATAAATTATCTGAAGCACATTTTTACGATAAGTCTATAATGAAACAAAGTTTTGAGAGGTGTTTAGAATCGTGTTCGGTTTAATTGGCTCTTTATTAGGTTTTGCTAGTTCAGGTTTACCAGCCGTGCTTGACCATTTTAAACAAAAAAGTTCGCAAAAACATGAGTTAGCTTTAATGGAAATGGCCGCTAAACATAAAATAACAGTAGCTAAAGCAAGGGCAGATGAAGCCGAAGTAGCAGGTGTGTATCAACACAGTCAAACAATTCAAAACAATGCCAGTAAATGGATAGTTAATTTAAGTGGTCTTGTAAGACCTACAGTTACTTTTGCAATATTAGGATTGTATCTAACTGCAAAGACTTTAGCTGTTGTGCAAGTGTATCAAAATGGTGGTGATTTACATGAGTTTTTACCAGAAATATATTCAGAAACAGATGTTGGTATTTTAAGTTCAGTTGTATGTTTTTGGTTCTCAAGTAGAGCAATAGAGAAAATGAGAAAGTAATATAATGGATAAAATTATTGATGCAATAAAAGGAATAATATCACCAGAACAATCTTGGTCAGCTTTTGTTATGAAGATTACAAGTCTTATAATTGTAGCTGTAATTGGATATATAGGTTTTCAACAATATCTTAATCTTGGTGTTGAAGAAGATAACGAAATTCCAATAGTAGAAGTGTATGAAAAAGACCCTGAGAAAAAAGTTAAAGTAGAAGATTTAATTACTAAACTTCTAAGGTCAAATAGAGATATTGAATCAGTATGGTTATATGATTGGATAGATGCACGAAATATAGTGCCTTTGTATAATGAACCTAGAAATAGCGAAGATTTATTACCAACAGGATATTTTATGGAAGGTGATGAATATGTGATTGGTCATTTTGTTTTAAGTCAATGCACCTCTTTAGATAGAGATGTAGTCAATACAGCGTGTCCTATTATGTCCTCAGAAGATGCTTGGGGTGTTTTGTTAGTTACCTATCAAAACGATACAGCACCAGACTTAAAAACGACTAAAGCAACAGCTATGAAAATATCTGAAATATTATATTTGATTGAGAGATAATAATGGTAGAAAAAAGTTTAAAAGTTTCAGATAATTCAGTTATAGCGATACCACTAAGAAATTTAATTGCTATAATTGGAACAGTAGCAGTAGCAGTTTGGGGTTATTTTGGTGTTTCTGAAAGACTAAACTTCATAGAACATGAACTTGATTTACAAATGAAAGACATAGAGTTAAATAGTGAATTTAGAATTAAATGGCCAAGAGGTGAGATGGGTAGCCTACCAGATGACGCTAGACAAGATATGAAAATAGAAATGTTAGAACAAGAAGTAACTAAATTAAAAGATAACAGAGATGAAGAATAATGCCTTATGTTGAATTAAAAATACCAAGTGGAGTTTATAAAAATGGAACTGAATTACAAGCTAAAGGTCGTTGGCACGACTGTAACTTAGTTCGTTGGGATAATAATGCTATGCAACCAGTAAAAGGTTGGACTCAATTAGGTGCTAATACAACAACAGGCAAAGCAAGAAAAATGGTTAGCTGGACTGACAACAATAGAAACAGAAGATTAGCTGTAGGAACACCAAACAAACTTTATTACTATACTATTGAAGGGCAACAATACGACATAACACCAGTTGGTTTTACCACAGGAAATGATGACGCTGTTGAAAATGTTTCTTATGGTAATTATGTTTACGGAACAGGAAACTATGGCACACAAAGACCTGACCATGGTATATGGACACCTTGCACAACTTGGTCTTTAGATAATTGGGGACAATATCTAGTTGGTTGTAGCACAACAGACGGAAAAGTTTATGAGTGGCAGTTAGGCAACGGAACTGTTGCTCAACAAATAGCTAATTGCCCAACAAGTAATCAAGGTATAATTGTTACGGAAGAAAGAGCGTTAATGCTCTTAGGTGCTGGTGGCGACCCAAAAAAAATACAATGGTCTGATTTAGAAGATAATACAGATTGGACACCAGGTGGCACGAATCAAGCTGGTAGTTTTAATCTTAATGGTCATGGTAAAGTAATAACAGCAATAAGAACTAAAGGACAAATACTTATACTTTCAACTATTGATGCCTATACCTCAACTTATGTTGGTTTACCTTTTGTATATTCTTTTGAAAGAGTTGGTTCTAATTGTGGAGTTATTTCAGCAAACTCAATAGTAGCTACTGATACTTTTGCAGTTTGGATGGGTAATGGTCAGTTCTTTATGTATGACGGACTTGTTAAATCATTACCTAGTGATGTTAGCGATTATGTCTTTAGCGACATGAATGTTAGTCAAAAAAGTAAAGTATATGCCTTTAACAATTCTCAATTCTCAGAAATATGGTGGTTTTATCCTAGTTCTGATAGCACAGAAAACAATAGATATGTTGCTTGGAACTACAAAGAGAATCATTGGTCGATAGGTAACTTAGCTAGAACTTGTGCAGAAGATGAAGGTATATTTTTAAATCCTGTTATGATTGGTGCTGACTATAAACTTTACGAACACGAAACTGGATATTCATATTCAGGCGAATCAACAAGTGTTTTTGCTGAATCTGGTCCTTATCAACTTGACCAACCAAGTGGTAAATTGATGAATGTTTTACAAATAATACCAGATGAAAAAACATTAGGTGATGTTTCTGCTAAATTTAAAGTTAGAAATTATCCTACAGGAACAGAAACAACATATCCTAGTAGCGGTTCTTTTACTTTAGCCAATCCTACAGATGTAAGATTTACTGCTAGAGAAGTTAAATTTAGAGTTGAAACTGCAAGAAACGCCGATTGGAGAGTAGGTAATATGCAAATGTTTATAAGGTCAGGTGGGGGTAGAGGATAATGAGATTACCATTACCAACTCCAGAATATAACTCAGGTATTGCTCAACAAACAAACAATACTTTAGAGCAAGAAGATAAAAAAAATTTTAAGAAAGATACAGATATAAACATTAACGATGGGCGATTAATCCTGAAATCCCCTAACGGAACACGATATAATATAACAGTAGATAATTCAGGTAATATAACAGCGAGTGCGATATGAATATAGAAAATTTTGAAAAATGTTGCGAAAGCATACAGAAAGCGTTAGATTATGGAAAGAACAGTCATACTCTTGATGATGTAAGACAAAGTATAGCCAAAGGTGAAATGTTTTTTCATTCCCTTGGAAACTCCTTTATCATTACGGAAGTTCATGTATTTCCACAGTATTATAATTTACACGGCTTTTTAGCTGGTGGTCATACAGAAGAAATTAAAGAGTTAATGCCAATATTAGAAGATAAAGCAAGAGAAGTAGGTTGCAAATATACAACTCTTACTGGTCGTAAAGGTTGGCAAAGACAGTTTAAAGATGTTGGTTATAATCCAACTTTCTTTACCTTAGACAAGGAGTTATAAAATGGCTAAAACAAAAGGCAGTCAAAGTTCAGAGTTAGACCCCGCAATCAGACAGATGATGCAAGAAACCTTTGACTTAGGTAAAGGCACCATAACGGAAACTAGACCTGTTTTAGATGCAGACGGAAACCAGATTATTGATTATGTAGCAGGCCCAGGTGGTTCACGAATACCTATACCAAGAACAACAACAGGACTAAAAGAATATCAAGAATACGAAGATAAAAGATTCGCAAGTCCTAGTGCATCAACAGGATTCGGTGAAGCTGGTTTAAGTAATTATCTTTATAGTAACAACCAACCATTTACAGAAACACAAAGACTAGATGATTTATATGGTCGTATGTCAACGGCCGCAAACTATACACCTCAAGATGTAACTTCAAGAGATGTAACTTCAAGAGATGTTGCCGCTGGAACTATTGATTTACCAGAGGTAATAGCTAGAACAATGGTCGATTCAAGAGATGTAACAGGTGAAAGAGTTGCAGACCCGAATGATATTTCAGCAAGAGAAGTTTTAGAAAGAGGTTTTAATATTGAAAGAATTGGTCAGCCAGGGTTATTAGACCCAGTAACACTAGCAGATACTTCTTTAGACCCTTATATGAACCCTTACAATCAATATGTTAGAGATTTTACTATAAATGACATATTAGAAGGTAGAGATAGGTCATTATCACAATTACAAGATAGAGCCATTAAAGCGGGTGCTTTTGGCGGAAGTAGAGAAGGTGTAGAAGCTGGTCTTATTCAAAGCAAAGCATTATCAGAAATAGCAAAACAAAGTGCTTTATTAGGTCAACAAGGTTTTAATACAGCTTCACAATTAGCTTCACAAGACATAGGTTTATTAAATCAAGCACAAAGAGATAACATTACAAATCAAATGGAAGCACAAAGATTAAATCAAGCTACTGATTTAGCGGCCGAACAATCAATGTTAGATGCGGCCATGGAAGCACAAAGATTAAATCAAGCTAGAGATTTATCATTAGGTCAATTTAATACAGAAATGATGCAACAATCTGCTTTAGCAAATCAAGCCAATCAAAGAGAAATTGAATTAGCAAATGCGACTAGAGATTTACAAGCACAAGGCATGAATCAAGAAGATGCGTTTAGAGTCGCACAATCAAATGTTGACAACAAATATCGAGCCCAAGCACAGAATGTAGCTAATACACTTGAAGCAGATTTAGCCAATCAAGCATCATCATTACAAGCAGATTTAGCCAATCAATCATCATCATTACAGGCCGCTATGGCAAATCAAGGTGCTGGTCTTGAAGCTAACGCATTAAATCAACAAGGGTTATTATCAGCGGCCGATTTAGCTAGAGGAACAAATCAATCAACAATAGATAGATATAATCAACTAAGAGAAGTTGGTGGCGTTCAAGACGCTAGAGAGCAACAAACATTAGACTTTGATTATCAGCAGTTCTTAGAAGGGCAAGAGTATCAAATGATGTTAGCACAATTCTTAGGTGGTTTATTACAAGGATTCCCAACACCTATGAAATCAAGAGGGAAAGAGAGCGGTTTCTCAACGCTATTTGGTTAGAGGTAAAAAATGGTTATAGATAGAAGAAGAAGATTTTTAGAAGATTTAAACTTAATTAGAATGGCAGAACCTAGTAGCAATAATAACGCAGGAATGCCTAACCCTAATATTGGTTTTTCAACTACAACAACTCAAGGGGTTGACCCTTCTAAAGTTGAAGGGCCAAGTATTCTTGATTTTGGAGATATAATTAGAGGTGCAGTATCACAAAAAGTAGGCACAGTAGGACCTGACGACATATTTGGTGCAGAAGTTAAAGCTGGACAAAAAGATACACTAGAACAGACAGTAAGTATTATTGATGAAACAGGCAGAGTAGTCCATACAGGAGAAAGAAGTTCACAAGGTTTAAGCAATAAATTAACACAGCTACAAACTGATAATCCTAATGTAAGATATAGAGTAGTTTCTGATGTAGAAGTTCCTAACTTTCTTGATAGATTTAGAAGTTTAGACGCAAACCAAGAAAGAATAATACAACCATTAAATATGACAGATACTAAACCTGATATTTTTAGAAGGGTTACTTCTGGTGTTGCTGAAGATGTTTTCAATCAATCTATTGTAGATACAGTTGCAGATGTAAGATTCGATAGTAATAATAAAAATCAAAGTGGTAAACCAGTTATTAGAAATTTTGATTACTATAATGACACATATAAATTAGATTTACCTGATGTGCCTTTTAGTGCTTACGGACAAGGCGAAAAGTTACTTAGCTTTTTTGGCCCAACATATCAAGATGCAAGAAAATATACTGAAGCAGGTAGCAATAATAGATTATTAGCATCAATGTTTCCTGAGTCAAAAGTAGCTGGAAACATTATAGATAAAGTTTATCAACCTTTATATTCTTTTGTTAAAAGAAAAATAACAGGTAGTGAAAATCAAAGAATATCAAAAGCATTTATTGATGATGATGTAAAACCTAAGATACCAGGCACACATAAAACAGATTTAGAAAATGTAAACGATATGTTGTTTTGGGAAGCTGAACTAACAAAACAACTTGAGTCTGCTATAAATTTAAGAGATAAATTAATAAATTCACCACCACCAACAAATAAAGAACAACAACAAGTAAACG